CAGTCGCAGAACACGCTATTGTTGATGCGTTTACTGTTGCATCTGCTTGCGAATAGTTTACGCTTGAACTTGCGTAGGTAACCGCAGATGAGCTGTAGTTTATTGTCACCTGCTGACCTCACTACTCGTCGCCGTACAGGGACTCCTCAGATGCGGTATTCTTACCAACCAAAGAAAATGATTTATCGCCAACTTTCGTGGCAGCCCAGCCTTTGAGAACTGATAGCACAGCAGCAAACCCAGAGGCTGCTACTAGTTTCCAGTTGCTTACGCCCATGTCAAGGAAGCTGTTACCACTGATTGTGGCTACTGCTGCTTGTACGAATGTTGCTCCGCATCTTTCAAGTAAATCTAGATATTCTTTCATCGTAATAACGCCTTCCAAGTATTTGGTCCAACTACGCCGTCAACATATAGTAGCCGACGCTTCTGGAACTCCACAACAGCCTTTCGAGTAAGTCTGCCATAATCAGAATCTATTTTATACCGATACAATCCCTTAGCAGCTAACAACTGTTGCACTACTTTAACCGCTGCTCCTTTAGATCCTTTCTTCAAAGGATGAGCAGTAACCAAGGCTTCTATCTCAGCAAACGCAGCAGCAATACCTTTAACATCCTGCTTTGCTGTTTTCTTAGCTTTCGTTCCTTTTAATGCTGGTGCATCAAACCATTTGACTTTGCCGTTTACGACTTTGCAAGGCTGATGATGCCACCACTCACCAGGCACATAAGCAACCATGCCATAAGATTTTGCTATGGCGTTCACTTGAGAAGTGCTGATACCTCGACCAGTAATTCTAAAATCAACGGCATAACCCCAGTTATCGAACGCTGGTTGTTGCATGTGATATGACCCTTGAAAACCTGAAGATGTTTTGCGATCCGGGTTGGCAGCTAGGTTGAAACCTGCTTTGCCGCTTTTGTATCCGTCGTAGAAGTATTTTTGTTGTGCGTAGGTTCGCACACCTGATACGACTTTAACTTTGTTGCGGATACGGCTGTCTCTAAAGAACGCTTCTAGTCTGCGTTTGAACTCTGGGTGTAGTAGTTCAATGTTAACGTGTTTACTGGTCGTCGGTATCATCTAATTGTTCTGTTAGCTTTCTAATTTGTACTGCTTGTATGCAAATCTTTAGTTGTAGTGGGTATTGTTTTTCTAGTTCTTGGAGTATCTCTACTGGGCTTAGTTCCATTTACTTACTCACCTGCATCCGCATCAATCTCTGCATTCTCATATTCTGTTACTAATTTACCGTTAGTATCAGTCAAACTAGAGTCAATTATTGCTTGATCTTTACGTTCACCTATAACCATCCAATTGCAAACTGCCCCATCTGGTCCACTAATTGTCAATGTCTTTCCTGAAAGTGACCAAGTGACAGCGTTACCTGAGCTACCTACCATTGACCAAGAGTTTGTGTTAAGTGCTTCCCACGTTCCATCAGTCATATTTGAAACTGTGTCTAAATCAACAGTTGCAGAACTTCCGCTGATTGTGACTGTGCCACGATAGATATTGTCACATGTTGGACCTTCAATAAATGAATGCCTTAGTCGCCAGTCGCCACCTTTAGTTGGGTGCGGAATGTCAAATGAGCCTGACGATTTTGAAATAGAACCCAATACAGATGTGTTACCCCTAAGTTGTATTAAGTTAAATCTGTCAGAACCGCCTCTTGGTCCAATATAAAAGTCACCGTCTTCTGGTCCACTAAACCAGAGTCTGGTGTTGTCTGATCCTGTTCCACTATTGTCAGCAAGAATGCTGTATCCCTCTTGAAATTGTATTTGGAAGTTTCCTGAACTTGCTGTTGTGCTATCGAACCTGAGAACTGCTGCTCCATGAAACTTAAAATCATCAAGTGATTCATCCCATTGAACATAGCTTCCAGTTGTATCTCCATAAAAAATTACATCATGTCCAGTGCCATCCACTCCTACAGTTAAAGTCCCATCAAGTTGAGTATTAGCGTCAACATCTACATTCCCATCAATGTTAACAGTGCTACTAAACGTAGTCGCTTTAGCAACCGTAATAGCCTCAGAACTATCAGTAGTCGTAAACGTAATATACGCATTATCAGCTTCCTCAATAATCAAAGCAGAAGCCTGGTTATCAGGAATCTTAATAGAGTTCTCACCAGCATTCGCAAATTGCAACGCACCATCAGCGCCACCAGACAACACTAAATCGCCAGCAATATCAGCAGAGCTAGACAAATCAAGTGTAGCTGCATCCAACTCACCAGTTAGCGTAACATTACGGAAACTAGCAATATCCTTATTAGCGTCAACAACAACAGATTTAGAAGCAGACACTGTTCCAGCAGTAACGCCAGCAACAGTATTAAGCTCCGCTGTCGTTGCAGTAACCCCATCAAGTTTGTTTAACTCAGCAGCAGTCGAAGTCACCGCAGTAGAACCAAGAATCAAATCTCCTTCAGGAATTGTAACATCACCAACAAACGTAGGAGTCGTATCCCAAGCAGAAGTACCAGTACCAGTACCAATCAACACAGCACCAGAAGCAGGCGTAGTATCACCAGTACCCAACTTCTCCTCAATCTGCAACACAGCACCATTCACATTATTATGAACAGTCGCATGGTTAGGCGAATTAAGATTATCAGAATCCGCTATATTATCAGGAAGCTCATCAGGATCACGGTCTAACGCACCCGGAAATCTAGTTGCCATCATTCACCTCTTATGGAGTTAAGTCAATCGTAAAAATACCGCCAGCAGCAAACGTAATCGTAAACGTTCCGTTACTCGACGAGAAATCAGAACCAAAATCAATGTATGCAATAAGCGGATCATCAGTTAAAGAATCATCATAAATCACAGCGCCTCTAGCACTTGTAATTGTTGCAGATGACCATGATGTGTCAGCAGCATCAAACTTGATTGTGCCACCCGTCTGCGTCAAAGACAAACTACTTAACGTGTTACCACCAGCAGTATACCCTGACCCAGAAACCTCATTAGAAACGTCACCCTTAAAATCATGCGCCCCAAAATCAGGAGTATATGACGACGTAACCAACATAATCTTAATCGTGTCACTGTCCAGGTCTAACGCAAGAGTGTTCTTCAAAGCGTTAAGAAAAGTTATTCCATAAAGACCACTAGCCATCAGCGTTCTCCTCATCAGTTACAACGCTGGCTTGTATCGTCTCAGCAGCTATAACTACATCTACTTGTTCATCTTCCATGATGTCCAATAATAATCTAATCAAATAAAGAAAGATAGAGGGTAGGCTAACCTCCCAGTACAGTCAGCCTACCCTGCTATCTAATTAGGAACTATTAGTTAGTTCCTATTGAGGATGATGTTTCAATCCTTCGGATACATTCCTCACGGAATCTTCCGTATCCTACAAGGTGATACCAACCAACTGTGTTGAATCGACGCAAGCTGTCGGTTACAGGACCGAACACAATGCTTGGGTCCGCACCGAAACCGGCTGCCCGGCTGTGTGCTTTCGCAAGAGCTTGTCTACCAACTATTACAGTTTTGTATTCATCAACGTTAGAAGCACCAGCGTCAGCGGTTAGCGTGATTCTTGGTGTTTCAATGAAATCAACTCCACCGAATGTACCAATGCTACCGTTTCGGACACCTGCTCCGTCTTGACGGATTTGGTGTTGGATAACGTCAGTTACTGCTGTAGCTGCACGAAGATCGAAAGAAACGTCAGGGTGGATAAATCCAACGTAAACGTTGCCGTCAAATGCAGGTGCAGAAGCAGACCGTAGGTTAGCAACAGCTTTACGGATAAGAGCAGCGGTGATAACGTCGCCTGCTGCTAGTTCTCCTGTAGCGGTTGCATCGCCACCGAATAGTACGTTGCTGCCTTCAGTTACTACATCGTGAACAATCTTATCAAGGCTGTCACCCATGTTGTAACCGATAATGTTAGCAGCGTCAGCATCTATGTTTAAGAAGCTGGTTCCTCGTGCTTTAGCGGTGGTTTGTATTGTATTACCGTACTCAGCAAGTGTTACTGTAACTTGTGCGTCACCCATTGTTGATGGTGTGAGGTCAGAAGTTTCAGAAATTGCTGAAGTAGCTTGTGATAAATCGCTGTACTTTGTGAACTTAACGCTTGCTCCTGCGTGCGATTGGTTTGTGGTTTTCACATCGCAAACCATCTCAAAGAGAGGTTGTGATCGCAACGCAAAGTAAGCGAGCTGTTCAAATGCTGCGTTACCAGCGGAGTTCAGCGAACTCATTTGTGTTATTGCCATTAGGCTATTCTCCAATTAAATTTTGGAGCCTACCTTACGTCATTGCGTTAAAAGTACCGCCATTGGCTTCCCACAACTGTCGCAGTTCATCAGCATTTTTAGTTTCTCTAATTAAACTCTCGAATTGAGGATCTGCCACAGGACCAGCATCATCACTAGCTTCAGCGATTCTACGCTCCGCTTCGACTTGTTCCATGAACTGTGCCTGTTGCTCCAAATTAGCTGTATTGACCTGGCTTACCACATTTGATAAACCTGCGCTTTGAGCCTCAGCCTGTATAGCTTCAACACTTAGCTCGCCTTCGTAGCCTTTCATAAAGTACTCAGTCATCTTGTTAGATGGATCTAAGCCTGCATCACGAAACACTTCTTTGCGTTGCATCTGTTGAACCTGAGCTTCAAGCTCATCAGCTCTCTTAGCTTTCGCTTCGAGTTCTCTACGCCAATTAGGTTTGGATTCGGTACTTGAAACTTCTTCTGTTTCAGTAGACTCTGTTTCCATTATGTCACTCACCTTCTCATACACGCTAACAACGGTGGAATGCTAGCGGAGTTTAATTTGTTGTGAACGGCTCACCCTCTTAATGGGGCAGATCACATAACTAAATATAGGCAAAATGAGAGTTTGAGTCTATACCCTACTAATTTTGTGCTGATCCAAGACCAGAAGCGCCCATTCCGGTTACCAAACCACCAGTTCTTTGCTGAGTCGCTGCTTGCCTACGTTGCCTTAACCTACGCACTTGAGCTGTAGATTCTGAGTCTAAACCAAACGACGCTGCTGCTAACTCTGTTGAAGTCACAGCATTCTGTTCACCAAATACTTGCTGTGTCAAACCTGCTTGTTGCCCTAAACGCTGTGATATTTCACGCTGTTGCACGTTCTGCCCGGCTAGTTGTCGAGCGACACCACTACCTATTCCCTGGCCTGTGGCTTGTATTGCTGCTGCTGATAAGCCAGCGGATTCCATTTGTAAGCGTTGTTCTATTACGTTTACGCCTCTGTCAGGGTCTAGAAAGTATGCTATGAGTTCTCCGTCGTTTTCTACTCCTATGCCGTACATTTCACGCAATTGGTTTTTGAGTTCTGGGTTGACGTTGGATACGGCTGTTGTTGCCATTGAGACTCGTTGTGTCATTTCGGCAGGGGACACGTCGTTGCCTATGAAGTCTGCGAAGTCGTCAGGGTTGTCGTAGAAGCCTTCTGGTAGTCCTGCTGCTGACATTGTTTGACGGTAGTCTCGTTCTAGTCGTATGTATTCTGCTGGGCTGATAGCTGGCAGTCCTTGTTGCCTACGAGTTTCCATGCCCTTAAAACGTTCTTGGAATTGTTCTGTTTCTTTGAGTTGAATCATTACGCTGTCTGTTGATGAGCCTTCCATTAAGAAACGGTAAGCGTCTGCTGCTAATCCTTCTAAGCCATAGGTGGCTAATGTGTCTCTAATGATTGTTAGTGCATCTCTGTCGTCTTGGGTTTCTTGTGCTTCCATGACAGCATCATCTGTTAGCACTGTATCTTCTTCAAACGCTTCAGTAAAAGCTCTTACATCTCCCATGCCCATTACGCTACCTCCCCAAACGTTTGACCAATAGAGAACGCCAACGCCCTCGCCTGGTCCTTAGCATCATCAGTTTGCTGCCACTCAGGAAGCGCACGAACAAAATTTTTGACTTCAGAAAGATTCATCGCTCTAGCATCTGTACCCCCATCAGGGATGTACTCAATAACATCAGAAAACTCGTTATATAAATCAACATTCCTGCCAAGCATACTTTCTATTTGTTGTTTATATGGAGCAAAATACTGACCTGGTGTTAAACCCATTTCTCGAATAACTTTATCTAACGTTGGGAATCTAGATACCGCTATTTGCTTTAAGTTTTGCTCGTATGCTTCAACAGTTGATTCTCCGGTGTAAAGCAATTCAGCCCATTGCTCTATTGAACCCTCGCCTTGTTCTGGTAAAGGAGCATAGTAACTCCTCGCTAGTTGGCGCAGATTATCTTTTTGTGCTGCAAAACCTGACAGTTCACTTACAGTATTTTGCATTTGTAACTGACTAAAGATTATTTCTCTAATAGCTTCTGTATCTTCACTATCACCATTTTTTGCTAGTGTCTGCGCTAACGTAAACGCATCTTGTTCGCTTAAGTCAAATCCTAGGAA